CTGCCATTCCCGCCACTCCGTCACCGTACGGTACGGAGGGATTGCATCCTGCGGCACAAATCTGCTGACTCTTGCCAGAACACCACCTGACGTAATGTTTTTCATGATGCGCTACCCCCTGAAACCCGGCGGAATTTCGGTATCCGGTTCAGAAATATGATTCACGCAACGCTGCGCGGGACCACGCCACAGTCGAATAACCAGTTCATCCCATTTCTCACGGAGTTTTTCCGGGCTCTTGATGTTTTTTATCCAGAACGGATCCCGTTGTGCCCGGCTGAACATTTCGCAAATTTGTCTGTGACTTCTTCCATCCAGCATCCGCATTGTGCGCACGTCATTGGCCCACGCCGTCCAGTTGGGCTCTTTCGGTCGCGTGATCTCACCATCGTCACTGGCAGCCTGTTCGTACAGGTTTACAACCCGCCCCCAGATCCACTGCGCACATGTCAAATCCTCCCGGGTTCCCCACTGGCGTTTTTTCACGCTGAACACAACTGCATCAGGATGGCGGGTTAAAAACGCCTGTTCAGCCGTCAACTCGTCCGGTTGCGAAGCGTCCGGACAAGAGAGTTTTTTATTCTCTGTTGTATTCTCTGTTGTATTCTCTGTAGGATCATCGGGCCATTTTGACCTGATGACATTGGGCCGTTTTGAACCAATGGAACGTTTCATTTTGACCTCTTCCATCGTGTCATTTTGACCTGATGGAGTGGCGCATTTTGACCCGATGGATTCGTTCACTTTGCCATCATCTAAAAGCGCGCTATCGTAGTTAATTGTGTAAAAATTAGTCATATCACGCTTCGATTTATTGAGCTTTTCGCTACGCAAAAGCCCCAGCGCTTTCAGACTTGCAAACGCACGCTTTAACGTTGACTCTGACCAGAACGGAAACTGTTCCAGCCATTGTTCCGTTGTGTTGTAAATCCAGCGAACGCCATCACATTCCATGCCGGAACTGGTATCCCTCAACCAGTAATGCAGTTGCTGCAACACAATGGCTTCGTTTAAACCAATCTTCATCGCCAGCTGTGTGTTTATAACCAGCGGGCGTTCAGCAAAAAGAAGGCTCATAATTCCATCCGGCTTTTTGTTGGTACTGGTGACGATAGGCACGCTTGAAAGCGATTGCTTTTTCTATAAGCTCGTCTGTCTCACGTTCCACAACAGCTGGATCTGCAAAAAGCAGCCCGGACTCCACCACATCTCCATATTCTTTGTTTAACCCGGCAATCATGTACGTAATGCTTTTTCCGTCAGTAATTTCGCGGTACAACCTGAAATCACTAATCCGGATAGCCTCCATAATTGCCGGAATCAGCGCCGTGAATTTTTCACGCTTATCCCTGGTGTCGATAGCCTTCCAGCGTTCGAATATCTTCACCCGGTTAACGCCAAGCGCACGCTGATCAACCCCGCCATCATCAAGCGTGACACGCTGAACATCGATGTTCGGGCGTTCCTGTAGAGCCCAGAAGGCTTCAGTAATTAATATCGTCGCCTGCTCCTGCGTCATTCCTGGTCTGCATACCCAGGCATCCAGAGCCTCGCAAACCTGTTCAGGTGTGATTTTCATTGTTCACCGCCAGTAATTCATTCGCTGTACTCTTACGTCCACAAGGCAGGCCATCGGTTGGGTTAGGGTAAATATCTGGTCGGAGCTCGTGGGGGGTGACAGTCCACGCCATAATCTCACATAGTTGTAAAACCCTTGATGCAGGGACCTGTTGCCCATTAACCCATCGACATACAACCTGCTGTGGCAACCCAATCAAGCGAGCAACACCCGCTTGGGATAACCCTATTTGGCGAATTTTATTTTTTAAACATTTATGCATATCGCTAACTCCAATCAATCGACACCACTTATACACTCTAAAAGTTACACTATCAACACTTTCAAGCTGATTGTGCTGGCTACACTTTTTTTGTGTAAAATGAATGCATGAAGCGAATGACCACTCTTGAAATAACCACGTACCGGATAAAACTGGTGCTGGAAAAAACAGGGCTTAAGCAAGCAGAACTAGCCCGCAGAATAGGTGTTGCCCAACAATCGGTCCAAAAGTGGGTTCATGGCATCACAAGCCCATCAATGGCTAATCTTGATAAACTTTCTGAAGTAACAGGATTCCCTCCATATTGGTTTATGTTGCCACCAAGTGAGGACGAACAGATTGTGGTACCTGACACAATGAAAATAGGTCCGAAGCAAAGAGAGCTACTTCAGACATTTGGTGCATTCCCAGAGGAAGAACAGGGACAAATGCTTCAGGAGATGAAAGACAAAAAAGAGTTAATGGAGCGCACAATTGAAAGATGGCTCGCTGCCCGGAAAGGGCATCGAGCATAATGACCACCATACACAGACGGAGGTGTGCCATGAATACGGCCCTTTCACCAATGGTTTCTGAGTTCGAAACCATTGAACAAGAAAACAGTTACAACGAATGGCTGCGTGCGAAAGTAGCAGCGAGCCTTGCAAATCCGCGCCCAGCAATTCCCCATGACGAGGTTGAGCGCAGAATGGCAGAACGCTTTGCTAAAATGCGCAAGGAACGGAGTAAGTAGTAAATGTTACCCGTGTTATGGCTTGAAAGCGCAGATACCGACCTAGATGATATAACTAGTTATATTGCTCGTTTCGACATAGATGCGGCAGAACGCTTATGGCAGCGATTAAGGGGGTGTGTGCTGCCGTTATCCGAACACCCGTATTTATACCCACCAAGCGACAGAGTACCTGGCTTGCGTGAGATTGTAGCTCACCCTAACTATATAATTCTTTACCGTGTAGCCACTTTAAGCATTGAGATCGTGAGTGTAGTACACGCCAGACGCCAATTCCCCAAGCAGAACTAACCCTTTCACAGGGCCGTCTCATCTCGAGGCGGTTTTTGTTGCCCACAACCTAACTTTATAAGTGTTGACATAATAACTTTAAAAGTGCATCCTTGTTTCACCAACCCACCCCATTCAACAGAACGCAGGGCAATACTTCGAGTTACCCGGCAGTGGTCAGGGGTTAAGTAGCCAGCCCGAGGCGTATGAACATGACGGCGGGAACACTTTGTATAACAGCGCAGCAGGTTTTTAGTTCCGCGACCCGGCGTTAAGGGTAAATGAGGTCAACATGGATACGCTCAATCTTGGCAACAACGAATCTCTGGTATGCGGAGTATTCTCCAACCTGGACGGCACGTTTACCGCGATGACGTATACCAGAAGCAAAACGTTTAAAACTGAAGCTGGCGCGCGTCGCTGGTTAGCCAGAAACACTGACTGATGAGGTTGACGATGGAATTTAAAGATTTACCAGTACCATTCCAGGAAATGGCAGCGAATATAGTTCGTTCTCAACTGGCGACTCTTGACCTGAGTACCGTAGAAAAAGAAACCATCGACAATATATCCCATAATGTGCGTAATGCCTTTATCAAGCTGTACGAAGAGAAGCTGAGTTCTGAAAACAAAGATTATTCACCTAAATTCACCCCACACCCAGGTGGAGTGAGTGAGATTTATCATGAAACAATGGTTAAAGCACTACGTATGCAAATAGCCGAACTTGAACATAAATTAAATTTAGTTAGTAAGTGCCAAAATCAGCACAAGGCAAAAGGGTTGCACTTTCATCATAAGGGCAAACAAAAATGTGAGCATTAACACCAACTGAATTAGCAACAGAAAAGGTTTGTTCAAGTATTTGATTCGAATTGAGCGTTGACTGAATAACGTATGCCCCTGGCAACAATTTATATTCAACGTCACCTTCATTAATCATCCTGGAGTATTTAAAATTTGGCATCAGAGTCTCGAACTTTTTCTCCTGTTCCATTGTTGCTTCAAATAACTGCACATGAACATAATATCGATTTGATTTAGAGTGCATTTTATCCTCCATAGAGGTTCTGGGTTAAAAATGGAGACCAACACGCTGTCACGTGTGGTCGTGCGCCGGACACGGATAAGAATCCGGCACTGACAGTTTACTGAAAGAACATATCCCTGAAAAGTCAGGGCATAACACGAAAGCGCACGGCGAAGTTAGTCTCTCTGTACAGGTCGTCGTTAAATTTAATTCGATCGTGCGCTTCCGGTTGTGGCAATCCGCGAAATGGCGCGGCGGTAAGTATGGCTGGGGCTTCCTCCATTACTCCAGAAAATGCACCGGGTTGTCAGGTTGACCATACGCCTGAGTGACAACACCGCCACAACAACCTCTGTTATCACTTTTCTGGTGATTCGGCGGAAATGGATATCCGCCATTTTTAAAGTGTATTTTGTGATGCGGTGAATGCGGCTAAGCGCACGCGGAACAGTTAAAACAAGCGGTCTTTTACTGGCGTAACAGACATCAACTAACAATCCGGCGTTAATTGTTAACTGGTTAACGTCACCTGGAGGCACCAGGCACCACATCACAAAATTCATTGTTGAGGACGCGATAATGGAAACGTCACTACCAAACGTTAATACGTCTGAAGGGTGTTTTAATATTGGTATTCTGCTCAGTAACCGGGAGTTTACTGAGGACGCCATCAGGATGAGAAAATATGAGCCTTATCTTCTCAATGATAATTCCATACTCTCCAGAATTGCCCTTCTTGAACTTGGCATTTTCGGAGGGCAGCAGTGAGTTCAGCGTTTACACTGATGATGACGGTTTTTCTGATAACAGGTGAGCCACAGAAAGTGATTACCGGAATTTATGCCAGTAAAGAATCATGCCTCCGTGCAAGAGACGAGCAAAAAATTTCTGGCGAATGTCTCCCGTTAAAAAAAGTATCGCTGTACCTGAATAACGAAATACCGGCTGGATAACCCGCCAGCCATATTAACGCCATACCCGTTGATTAAGTATGCCAGCAATGGCAGGGATTCGTACAACCTTAAAATAGTTATGAGGTTTATCAATGAGCACTGATAAAGAAGAAATTGCACTGTATTACGAAGCCAAAAATGACAAAGTCAGAAAACGCCTTGGGATTAAAGGCGGTTTTTACTGGCGCACAGCAAAAAAATTATCGGTTGCAATATCACGGGGTGTTGTCGCAATGGACGATGCTGGATTTGACGAAGAGGATTTCAAAAAACCTGTTCGCGTGAATTTGCCTATTGTTAATGACCTGCCGCCTGAAGGTGTGTTTGATACCGAATTCTGCAACCGCTATGAAAAAGGCGGAGAAGATGGCATCACAATGATATTTATAGCGCCTTCCCCCTCAGTTCAGGACAAACCTGCCAGCACTGACAATACCAACGTCAATGGCGAAGACATGGCTGAGATTGAGGATAATATGCTCCTGCCGATTTCCGGTCAGGAACTGCCCATTCGCTGGCTTGCGCAACATGGCAGCGAAAAACCGGTAACGCACGTTTCACGGGAAGAACTTCAGGCATTACATATCGCACGAGCTGAAGAACTGCCTGCTGTTACTGCCCTGGCTATTTCCCACAACACAAAGCTGCTCGACCCGCTGGAGATTCGCGACCTTCACAAACTGGTACGCGACACAGACAAAGTTTTCCCTAATCCCGTTAATTCCAATCTGGGGTTAATGACTGCTTTTTTCGAAGCATACCTGGACGCTGACTATACCGATCGAGGTCTGCTGACAAAAGAGTGGATGAAAGGAAATCGTGTTTTACGCATCAGCCGCACGCCATCCGGCGCTAATGCTGGCGGAGGAATTCTTACCGATCGCGGTGAAGGTTTTGTCCACGATGATGCGTCAGTGGAACGTGACGTTGCCGCTGGCGTTCTGGCCCGTTCAATGGACATCGATATTTACAATCCACATCCGGCACACGCCAAACGCATTGAAGAAATCGTTTCAGAGAATAAGCCGCCCTTTTCTGTTTTTCGTGACAAATTCATCGCCATGCCTGGTCACCTGGATTATTCCCGCGCGATAGTGGTTGCGTCCGTGAAAGAAGCACCAATTGGTATCGAGGCTACTCCCCACCGTGTTACCGAATATCTGAACAAAGTACTGACCGAAACCGACCATGCCAACCCTGATCCAGAAATCGTGGATATTGCCTGCGGTCGCTCCTCTGCTCCAATGCCGCAGCGTGTAACAAAAGAAGGAAAACAGGATGATGAAGAAAAACCGCAGCCAACTGGCGCAATGGCAGATGAACAGGCAACGACTGAAGCAGTGGAACCGGATACAACTGAACATAATCAGGACACGCAGTCGATGGATGCTCAGCCACAGATAAATTCTGTTGATGCGAAATATCAGAAACTGCGTGCAGAACTCCATGAAGCCAGGAAAAACATTCCCCCCAAAAATCCTGTCGATGCAGATAAATTACTGGCTGCTTCTCACGGAGAATTTGTTGAAGGGATTAGCGACCCGAATGATCCGAAATGGGTGAAGGGGATTGAAACCCGCGATTCTGTGAACCAGAACCAGCACGAATCGGAACAAAACGAGCCGGAAACGAAACAGCCTGAACCAGAAGAGCAACAAGAACCGGAAAAAGTCTGCACCGCCTGCGGTCAGACCGGCGACGGCAACTGTCCTGACTGTGGCGCGGTAATGGGCGACGCAACATACCAGGAAACATTCAACGAAGAAAGCCAGGATGAAGCCCGGGAGAAAGATCCAGAGGAAATGGAGAGTGCCGTATACCCGAACAAGGAGTGCACCGAAGGCGATCAACATGCCAATGGCAATAATGAAACAGGCGAGACAGCAAATCCCTTAATTAAGGTGAACGGTCATCACGAAAGCACATCCACCAGCAGGTTGTGGCACCATCTGATGATTGACCTTGAAACAATGGGCAAAAATCCTGATGCGCCAATAAACGCTCTGGCCGGTAAGTTTTTTGATCCGGCAACCGGAGAGATGGGGCCAGAATTCAGCAAAACTATCGATCTGGAAACCGCGGGCGGAGTCATCGATCGGGACACCATTAAGTGGTGGCTGAAACAGTCACGGGAAGCACAATCAGCCATTCTGACCGATGAAATCCCGTTGGATGACGCACTGTTGCAATTACGGGAATTTATCGACGAAAACTCCGGTGAATTTTTTGTTCAGGTCTGGGGAAATGGAGCCAACTTTGACAACGTAATTTTACGCCGTTCATATGAACGGCAGGGGATCCCCTGCCCATGGCGTTACACCAATGATCGCGATGTAAGAACGATGGTTGCTATGGGACTGGTGATGGATTTCGATGCTCGAAGTGTCATCACATTTGAGGGTGAGCGCCATAATGCCCTGCACGATGCGCGTTACCAGGCAAAATACGTTTCAGCTATCTGGCAAAAACTGATCCCGAGTCAGGCTGATTTTTAATGTTCAACCGTCGCCAGTTGTCGTTGGTATTCTGCAACTGGCGCGTTCCGGAGTGATAGCCATGAGCGAACAGTACCTGATAACGCTCGATGAGTGGAAACCAAAACGGTTCAGTCTCCCAATAACAAACACTACCCTGGTGAAATACGGAAAACTAGGATACATCGTTCCAAGACCACAAAAAATTCGTGGGCGTTGGCTGATAGATCGCCGAGCAGTATTTGT